AAGCTACACTCTAGCAGTATGCTAACACGCTAAGAGGTTTGCAAACTTTTAAAAAAACTTAACCGACCGAAGGAGACAAGCCCCTCTTCATCTTTGCTTTGGCGATCAGTTGATCTTTTATGTTTTCTGCGACCTGTCCCTTAGGTGCCTGAGTGGATCTCTCATCTGCAGAAGCCAAATTTCCTGCAGCTCCCATTGACGACATCTCGTTCGCCATCTCGATCCCTGCTTTTCTCTCGTTTCTATTGAAAGCAGACGCAAAACCAGGCATTTTTACGAAGAAGACTTTCTTTTACTATACAAAGAAGCTTTCCTTCTCGCCTCTTTCGCAGCAGCCGTATTAGAAACTCTTGTATTTACAGGTTTATCACCTCGCGTAGCACGTTTTTTCTTCTCATCAGTAGCTCTTCTTTGCTCTGGAGTCAGGCTCGCCCACGCTGCACGTGGCAGATACCGCTCTGTACGTCCCTTTTCGCGTGCGAGATCACTCATTTCTTAGATTTTTCGTACTCTTCGCGTGTTCCCCAGTCTTCCTTCGTCCATTTCGACAAACGATTCTTGGATGACTTCTTACCTTGGTACGTACCACCAGCATCTTTATAGTATTTTGTCGCTAACTGCATTGCTCTTGCACTGTGACCACCCATTTTCTTACGAGCTTTAGCTTTCGCTGCTGCCCATTTACGAGGATCACGTTTTTTAGCGACTTCAGCCATCAATAGAGAACCAAGATTTCTGTAATGTCACCGCTAATAACAGCGGTACAGGATATAGGAAGAATCATATCGCCTTTTAACTCCTCGATTCTAATGTTTTGACCGGGAGCATCAGAAAGCTCGACACAGATATAGCCTCCACCGCCACCAGTTCTGGTCTCTACAAAGAGCGCACGGGAAGCTGCACAATCTACGCGGTTACTTCCATTGTCAGTCGGGAAGTGTACGAACCCGCTCGCATAGGGCAATGTTCCCGTGTAAGGATATGTCGCCCCAAATACTTTTGCGTCCACTTAAAAGTCCTCTATGACACGAGTTTAGCACTTATTGAATTTCTTGCTTTCCTCCTCAAGACGCTTAGCTACAAGTTCCGCATAACCCGCAATGTCTCTCCAGTTATCCACATAATCAGCATCACCATTAACTATACGTGCTATTTTATGTAGCACCATAGACAAGGATTCAGTTTGGTCATATGCAAATTCCTTACCTCTCATGGCTAACTCATCTCTTACAACACGTTTCAAGCGTTGTGAGCATCTTGCGTGGTCTGCAAAATTTCCATAAGTCTTCTCCCTTTCAGCCAGCAAGCTGTCAACTTTGCTGCCTTGGGTTTCAGATACGGGTACTGCTGTTGGGTAGGACCCAGTACGAGTTCCGGTACTCGACGATGCAGGTTTAGCTCTAACCACGGTAGAAGAAGACCTCAAGGTACTATAAATATGTTATCAGTGGTAAGAAGAGGTTCATGAGCCTTTTCGGCTATTTCCTTAGAGTACCTATTACTACGGTGTTCTATAAGGCACTCAGGTTTGGGCAGAAAGTTATCTCCCTTCTTTGTGATCGGTATGGACCTACGATGCTCAGCACCCTCCGGGGGGTAAAAAGTAAGGCCCATTGAGCTTCTGTCAGCTAAAGGCCAGTTCCGCTTACCGACATACTGGTAACTCTTATGCATATCGAAAGCATCAGTAAATAAGTACTCCTTAGCTTTTTCAGAAGAAAGTATCATAGCCCCGTAATAAGGATTAGCAGCTTGAGTAAAAAAGTCAATTTCATGGTCAACACATAAAACATTTAGAGGTTTAAAACCCTCATCGGTCCATACATTAGGAGTAGTCTTAGTAAGAGAGTGTACTAAGTAATTATCGAAGGGAATCTTACTACCCTCATACAATTCATATCTTATAAAACCAGGCTCTAACCCCAAAGGCTCTAATCTTTTATACCAAGATCTCCAGTAGTTAAAGTTATCTCTAGTAAGCACCATATCATTTTCTTGGTATATGTAGTAATCAAATTCTTGATTAAAAGCACTCATAGCAAAGTCTAATTTATGCGCCCAACAAAGAGCATATCCTTTAAAATCAGGAGAACAAACGACAACCTCAATCTCTAAGTTAAAGTTAGATAAAAAACCATGCAAATCGTCAGCAACCTCCTGAGAATCGTAATCTATATAAACCTTAATAGAAACATCTTCTACAAATTTCTCATACTGACTTACGACAAGCAAAAGTGTGCTTAAGCGAGACATAGGATCATGTGCTGTGATCCCTACCCAAATCTTTTCTGCCATATCAATACTCGATGTGGAAGTTACCTCGTCTTTGAAGAAATGTTATCAGCCATGTGTAAGCATCTAGAAGATCGTCATGACTTGTCGCACCAACGTTGATGAGTTGATCGAACAGAGCATCAAATTTACGAAATCTATTAAAAATAACTTTTTTATTCTCCAAAAGCCCTAACGTCCCTCTAAAGCGTGCCAACTTGTCGCCACGGAAACCTTTAACTTCGTGGACATGGAGGTTCCCGAGGCCCCGCTCATTCAGGAGAACTCTTCTAATGTCAGCAGCCAAAGAGGCCTGATAAGCAACTGACTCAACCACCAGCGTCACCGTGGAGTAAGTAGGAAAGAAGCTTTCCTCATTCTTGGCGAGTATCCCCCATTCAAGCAACATTTCACAGAGCAAATCTATCTTTTCAAGATTTCCTATGCTCCTGCACTGATGAGCATCAATGATGTAGTACTTATCTTTTAGTCTCCCACCAAGCACAAAAGCCGTATAGTCACTTGTTTCGTTCTTACTGGCTGAGAGATCTATGCCCACGGCGAGACTGTCAAATTCAGTCACCACTTCACCCTTAACGAGAAGGTCTGGAGAAACGATCAAGTCAGACGTAAGAACAGGTTGCTGCTGGTACTGAAATGCAAATGCAATGGGATCAGTCTCTTTCTGCTGTAGAAGGTAGTCAACGGACCATTGTTCAGGCCAGTAGCTCACAGGCTCGCCTTGATTGTTATAGGTAAGCGCTTCTTGAGTAACTTGTTTCCAACCTTTTTTCTCCACAAAAAGTGTTTTATGAATATCGAGTGGATGGAACCGAGTCCCAAGACAGATAGACCGACCACCTTCAAATATAATTGGCGATATAACCGAGGTCCAGTTATTATTCATCTCATCCCTAATACTAGGATTCTTAATATCCTGACTTGACTTGATAGGGTCATCCACTATTACCAAGTGCGCTCTTTTAGACGTAATCGAACCTCTTAAACCAGCAGCTCTAAGAGTAAACTCTTCGTCCCCCACACGTTGAATACCTGCATACTCAAAATCAATAGACCAGCCTACATCGCTCTGCATTCCGGCTTTAAGTTGGACTTTAGGAAAGATCTTCTTGTACTCTGTTGAGTCAATTATCTGTTTTATAATCCGACTTTTAGGTATAGCGGTATTAACATTATATGATACATAAATAATCTGGAGTGGCTTTCCTGCTGATGTGTGTCTTCCGATAGTCCATGCTGTAAATAAATTCAAAACGGTTGACTTTGCCGAACCGCGTGGACTTAATATGTCAAGATTTTTTCCTGCAATATCTAAAAGGTACTTATTAGACTCTCCAGTTATCAAATGATGATGCCACTCAAGCATATGCTTAGCGGGAGGTTTCCCTAAGACAATGCAGAAAGTGTGAAAATCGGAAGCGGCCTTAGTGTATATACTGTTACTTTGATCTTGCTGCGTCTCTACTGCACGTAATGCACGGTGTTGAGCGCCTCTTCGGTAAGCTAATGACTCTCTTGAAGGCATATCAGTATAATGTCAGTTATGGTACTTTACTCGAACCGGAAACCAACTCAGTATGGCAAAAATACTTTGGTATGGAGATGCACTCTGTAACACAGGATTTGGTAGAGTAACTTCAAGTGTTCTAGAGCATTTAAGCAAAGAGCATGAAGTAGATGTAATGGGAATAAACGCTGTCGGAGACCCGCATGACAAACCATACAGGGTTTGGCCTGCTGCCACCGTAAACGTTCCCGACAGATTTGGTCTTGCACGGATACCCGAAATCATTACCAAGGTAAACCCTGATGTATTTATATGTTTACAAGACATATGGGTAGTAAACCAAGTGTGGGAAAGATGTCAATTCCTTAAACCCAGGTACGGATTCAAGTTCTTTGCTTACTTCCCCATAGACAGCGAGGGCTATTACCCAGACATGCTTAGGGAGATACCCAAATGGGATCTAGCTACAACGTTTACGGTTCAGTCTGCCCAGAGAATCCTTGATCACGGCATCGACGCCCAGAAACTAGGTGTCCTTCCCCACGGGGTTGATCTCGCAAACTTCAATCCGATGGATCGCAACGAAGCACGTCGTCAACTGAACCTACCTCTCGATAAGTTCATAGTTCTTAACGGCAACAGAAATCAGCCCCGTAAACGAATTGATCTGACAATCCGAGCTTTCGTCAAGTTTGCCAAGGATAAGCCCGACACAGCTCTCTACCTCCATATGGGTGCGAAAGATCTGGGCTGGGATGTCATGACAATGTTTAAGAAGGAAATGGAGCTGGCAGGTCTTGACACCGAAGGGCGGCTGATAATGACTTCTAACCACATGAATTACAGCGACGCTCCTCCTGACGAACTACTAAACAAAATCTATAACGCTTGTGATGTCGGCTTGAACACAGCTAACGGTGAAGGTTGGGGGCTAGTCAGTTTCGAACACGCAAGCTGTAGAAAGCCGCAAGTAGTTCCGAACCACACTGTCTGTAGGGATCTCTGGGATGAAGTTGGAGAACTTATTGACATCGCAGCGTGGGAAACAGACAAAGACTTAGGAGTAACACGAGGAATAATTGATGTAGATGACGCTGCGGAAAAACTGACTTGTCTCTACGAAGATGGAGAGTTTTATAAACATGTAGCAGACTGTTGCTATGCATTTACAAAACGACCTGAGTTCAGGTGGGAAAATGTTTCTTCAGGATTTAGCGCTGCCATTAACGATCTACTCTCCGTAAAGTAATGCAATCTACACATCGCTTCTTCCACAAAAACTCTCTAGGAGTTATTGTCACTCAAGACGAATGTCCTACGTACGGGCCTAACATTTTTCGCCAAGCGGAGATGGTAGGGGGGACCTTTACAAAAATAACTAAAGGACTTCCTAAAGACTCAGTTGCAAACTTCTCACCTTCAATAATAAAAGCAAGAAACAAAACGTTAATAGCTTGGCGATCACAACCAGAACCATTTGTTTTTAAACACGATGGAGGCTATGCTTATAACAACGATGCACCGACCGAAATCTATGTAGGCGAACTTCGCAACGATAAAGAAATCATCAACGCAACAAAGATCCGTACAAAACCTCACAGGTTAAGTTACGAAGATCCACGCTTGTTTCTTGGACCCGACCAAGAACTTTATATACAGTTCATCGGATCTACATACGCAACTCGCTGGCAAAAAGATAACAAAAAGCTATTCGATCAACCCAAAGTAATTGTATGCTGGCTAAACGAAAACCTAGAAGCTGTTTCTCCAGCGATCCCTCCAATAAGGGACAACTTAACTATTGGAAAACCAGAGAAAAACTGGTGCTTCTTTCCTTACGACTCAGAGCTACGATGTCTTTACTCTACAAGACCGTTAGTAATAGAAAGAGAGAAAGGTGAAGCTATTCAAGTTAATACAGATTGTTTAGAAGCAGCGGTACAAGGTTGTCCTGCTTATAACAGTTTGCCTCCTTTAGAGCTACCAAATGGTAAACATTTAATTATTTATCATTGGAAGCACATGGCTAAAGCACTCAATGGATTGACATTTCTCATATATCATCTTGGAGCTTATACGGTAGACAGAGACTTCCATAAAGTTATAGATATGACTACGGAACCTATACTCACTGGATCTCTACACGACAGGTTAATTACGTGGACAGATGCAACAGGAAACCCTGTTAGTTACCAGCCTGCTTGTATATTACCCTTCGGGGCTTACATAGAGAATAGGAACCTTGTAATGAGCTTAGGTGTCAACGACGCCTTTATGGGAATCTTTAAATGTCCCCTAGAGACCATCCTCGCTCGCTTGGTCCCGGTCTAAAACCAAAACCCAAAAACTTTTTCTGAAAACACCCCCAAACTTAACGCGATTTTCGCTTTAGCCCCAAAATGAAAGGTCGGCACGGAGAACCGCCCGACCCACGGCAGTCACACGCAAGTATGGGCTTGCGTTGGCTTCACGTGACTACATAAAAATTCTAATTACTTCTAAGTAGTTTCTCGCTCTAACGTTGACCAAATTAACATAGAAGCATCGTCTATCAAGGCGCAGATATTTGGCTGAGATTCAAAGGTCTGATTGAGTTCGCGTAGAGTTCTATCCGCTCCAGCTAAGATCAGACCACGGCGATCCAAACCATCCGTAATCTGACGTACAGATTGAATATGTGAGCGAAGTTCTTTTTCAAGTGCTGAAATCTTCGTAGCTGCTGTGGCGTAATCCAACATGCCAGATTTTGTCATAGCACGTACGTTAAAAATATCATCCTGAAGATTGTTTATCTCAGTTAGAAGAAGTTTACGAAGATCTTGCTTTGGATACCTTTCTTGAACCCAAGCTGTGATGTCCGCAATGCTCCCTTCATACCCCGGACGAATAAACCTAGAATATAGGTATGCTTCTATATCGTTAGTGCAATTCTTTGCGTAGTGTATAAAAGCATCTTTTGCAGAACGATCTAGGCTATCTAGCCAACCAGCAACAGTGCTGGAATCACCAATTACAGATGTAATCATTATGCAAACGCTGCCTGACCAGCCAGGGCCATACCTGCGCCCATACGCTTGAGAGCCATCTGAGCTTCGGTCTGACCACGCAGAAGACTTTGCTGATTCTTGGTTGCCTCGCGAGCCCGAGCAATTTCAAGATTTGTCTTTTGCTGATTTAACATCATATTGTTTCGAGCTGACTGAGCATTTAAACCAAAATTCAAAGCCCCTTGCGTCATCGTGTTATATGCCGACGACTCACCTGCAAGAACTGTGTTCTGGAGATTAGCAGCCGCCTGACCATACATGTTAGTCATGGCAGCCGCTGTGGACGGACCTAAAAACTCTGTAGCGATCTTGTATTTACCGGCGTCATTCTCCAAACCGAGGATATTTGACTGAGCAAGACCTGCTCGCCCCAGTCGAAACTGTGTGTCACCAGCAGCTTTACGAGCGACCTCATCCATCTGGGAGAAGGCTTGATACGCATTAAGGTCTATACCGGTGTTCAGCGTATTGATGAAAGGTCCCGTGAGCGCGGCCAGCTTCTGAGCCTCTACCGTCATTTGGGTCTGCCCAGGCCCAAGTCTGGAAAGATATAAAGGCGACAAGTCAGGACCAGGAACTGCTTGTTGCCCTCCCCCTCTAATTTGGTTATACAACCCCACACCTGCTGTGGCAGCACCGAGACCGGCAGTTATGCCAGGTAAAGCGGAAGTTAAGGCAGGTAAAAAAGCAGGAGCAGCCATGACTTTAAATCAGAGTTTGGTCGCAATGGTAATCGCAGGAGGCCTGGGTGCCTGACGACCACCCATGCCAACGTTAGTTGCACTCGAAAGAGCTGCCATTAGATTTGGGTCAGGCTTACTTGCAGCATAGGCACCTAAACCCACGGCTACTGCGGCTTTACTCCCCGCTTCGATACGTGCTCTATTCAGGTCTCTCCAAGCATTTATATTAGCTTCTTGAATCTTTCTTCTCGTCAGTTCTCTTCTACCTTCCTGAGCTATTTCTCCCTGAAGAGCATACCTTCTGAGGTCACGAAGAGCTTCTGCTTCTCTTTCTTCAATACCTTGTTGTACGTATTGATCCATACGACCTAGTATTTTGTCAATCATTTCCTGGTTCGACCTATAGACATCTTCTCTTAAATCCGTACCTGTCTCTCCATCCGAGTCTGCTTTTGGTACGTCTACTTTTTCTTCTACTTCCTCTTCTACTTCGTCAGGAGCACCATCCGATGCAAAAATACCCGCACCTTTCAATCCTGGCATCCTGAAGCCTCCACCGAGACGCTCATCTCCACCAAGACGATTATATTCTCCAGTGCTTGTGACAAAGTTTGTTTTCGCAGTGGCTTGGTCTAAGAGGTCTTGGGCCGTTAGCCTGGGAGTTGTGAAATCACCTTCAACATCAGTGTTACCGCCGTATTTCCCAAATGTCCCTACATTCTGAGCAGCATCATAAAGATAATCCTTGCGTGCCATAGGCTTGTAACGAGTACGATTCTCCTTACGCCTTTTTATCGGTCTAGTAACCGTTGTCAAAGATGGACTGGGTACAAATGTAGACGAAGGTAAGAAAACAGCCATTACTGAACCTGCGAAATTTCGGCAATGTTGACCGGCTTGACCCCAATTATACTCTGGATCGCTTCTTCGGCTAATCTTGCACCTGCGTCATAGCCTGACTTAGCAGTTTGTGAAATAATATCTGCGTCACCACGGAGCTGTTCTCTCTCGGTTGCTCCTGCCTCCATCAGACCTCTTTCCCTAAGCTTGCCTTGTATTCTCACTTGCTCCAACAGCCGATCAATCTCTCCCTGAACTCTTCTCTCCTCTAGCAATCTTCGTTGTAGAGCCTCTTGTTGTTGTTGAACAGCACCAATAGATTCCGCTCTAGCTCTAGCTGCTCTTTCTTCAGGTGATCCAAGATCGGGAAGCCGGTCACCACCCGTTAGTCGAATTAGAGGTTGAAGAACATTTCTTAAAAATTCAGATCTTCTATAAGCAGCTTCTTCTTCCCTGATACCTCCCGGTGTAACTTGAACAAGTTGACCGAAACGTGCAGAGGCATCGGGAGAACGACCTCCCTTGAATTGGTCATAAAGGACGTTAGCGAGCAGGTCACCACCTAAGACTTTACCCGTACCAGTAATCACACTACCGATAGTACCCAACGCACCCGGTACTGCTGCTACGACTGGGGCTGCTGCGGCTGGGGCTGCCATTAGTAAACCTCCGGTTTGTCGAACGAAGTTCCTGACCTTATCTTCATATTACTACCCGCACCTTGATCTCGCCTTCCTTCTATCGGAGGAAAGATGTCATGTGCTCTCTGATCCTTAGAAGGCTTAGTTGCTGTCTGAGGAAAATTAGACTTAATGTAAGCAGCCAGAAAGGAACGTGGGTTCACCGGAGGTGACTCCTTTAAAACATCCCTTTCTCTGAGTTGGGCAGCACGATCCATGTCAATTCAGTTCGTTAAAACCTATAGAGGGAGGAATCATCGAGGAAGCGGGTGCATTAAGCATCGAATAACCGCCGCCCTGCTGAGGTTTGTCATAGACAGTGGGTTGCTGACTACTTAGATAATCAGCACCTTCGTCACCCATTTCTTGCAAGTACTCTAAAAGCTCAAGGAGAATCTCAACGCACTCAGGATTCTCTTGAATCTCCTGCGCTAACATTGCAATATCAGTCTCATCTTCTGGATCTACTACACCAGCCATCAACTTGCGTTGCAACTGATTTTTAAGTTCTGGTTGATTGTTCTGAGGATAAGGATTTAGAGATCGGGTCCGACTCGTGCTCATCATGTCAGGGTCTTCCATCCCTGGCATCGGAGCATCGCCACGGGCAAATTGCTTCAAAACCGA